AAAACATTGACCCTGATACAAAACGCCTAAAACGCACCTCTCGCCCCCTTCTACCAACACTCTTAGAACATACTACACATGGCCTCTCACTACCTGAACTCAGTCCGTAACTACCTTCACGAAAAACTATACCGCCTCAAAGAAGAATGGAGTCGCTTCCAACGAAACGACCTTGACCCTGAAATCACACTCGAAGAATCTCTTGACTCAGACCTTCGCCGCCTCTATGACCAACACCGACACAAATTCGAAGAAACAGAACTTCAATCGCATTATCTTGCTGAACACAACTCTATTATCGAAGAATATAAAAATCGAAACTCACAAAGACACGAACCTTTTCAATATTATTCCATTGATGAATTCACCCACCTTCCTGAACACCGATACCCTGCCCCTGGCATCGAAATCGTCCCGCTCAAATACCATCGAGGACAAACCGTCGTCGCAACTGACGAAATTCCTGAATCTGGATTTCACATCCACCCTCTTATTGACTATCTTATCACGCACAAATATCCTCAGTACCGTAAGTACATCACCAAATACTGCCGACCCCTTGGCACTACAGATGCAACCTTTTCTGACTTTAACCGCGAACAGAAGCCTTCCGCACCACTTGATCCACTCCGCAAGGAACATGTACTCCAACACGTTTTTAAACGTTTAGATGCTACACCCTTCCTGCCTCTACACTTTGTAGACGTCGCTTTTACTAACCCACCCCTCCACACTGGAACTGGCTACCATAACCGACACAGCTACCGAATCAATGCACATGCAAAATATTCACACCCCGAAGAATATCAATCAAAACGAACATCTAAAGGATACTACTACAACGCCTTTCTTGAATTCTCAAGAACAATTGTACACCGAATTAAACAATTTGGACTTCCCTTTGACCCTAACCGTCTTGAACACGAAACTATCGCTCACCGCCTTAATCGTTTCTTCAATGAATTCCCTACTATGCTCTTTACCCGTAATCATATCTCTGATAGAGATGGAAACCTTAAACAACGTCCTGTTTACGCAGTTGATGACCTTTTTGGTTACATCGAACGAATGCTCACTACTCCGCTCCTCATTTCCGCTCGGAAAATGTCTTGCTGCATAATGTATGGCCTCGAAACTATACGTGGCGCAAACCATTATCTCGATCGCTTAGCGAAAAAGTATAAGTCATTCTTTACTATCGACTGGTCCCAATTTGATCAACGCTTACCACGCATCATAACCGATACATTCTTTACAGACTTTCTCGAACGTCTAATAGTAATATCGCATGGATACCAACCTACATATGAATACCCCACCTACCCCGACCTCACCCCTGAGAAAATGTTTATCAGAATGTCAAATCTTCTACACTTTTTACATACCTGGTTTAACAACATGACCTTTCTGTCACTTGACGGATTTGCCTACCGCCGCACCTGCGCTGGAGTCTCCTCTGGACAATTCACCACCCAGTACCTTGACTCATATGGCAATCTATTCCTCTTAATCGATGGCCTCATCGAATATGGATTTTCCGATCAACAAATAGAAACCATTACTCTCTTTATCATGGGAGACGACAACTCTGGCTTCACCCAGCTAGACATCGCCGAACTTGAACAATTCATTCAATGGTTCGAACGATACGCACTCACCAGATACAACATGGTCTTATCCACCACTAAATCAATCATTACCATGATGCGAAACCGCATCGAAACGCTTGGCTACCAATGTAACTTTGGCAACCCCATCCGCCCACTTGGTAAAATGGTCGCTCAACTCTGCTACCCTGAACATGGCCCAATTGACAAATACATGTCATACCGCGCTATTGGCATCGCCTATGCCACGCCTTTTATGGAACACACTTTCTATGAATTCTGCCGCGATATATACTGGACCTTTGCTCCCTATGCAGCTGAACCAAACACCGAAACGTTCTTTAACATCGTTAAATTCCTTCCTGGACAGTTCAAACTTATGGACTCCTACTTCGAAGAAATTCCTCTCACCCACTTTCCAACACGACGTGAGATTTTGAAGAAATACCAATTTTGGCAAGGACCCCTCTCCTTTGCACCAAAATGGAATTTCGCACACTTCATTAACGCTCCTGACGTTATCCCTTCCCAATCCGAAACTCTATATGAATATAGAATCCGCAACAAGATAGATCGTAAACCGATCCCAATCTTTCATTCCACCGGAGACTTATTTATGTATTCGAAGGTTTAATTTTGCCTACCTGGTTTATTAACACACTCCTTAGTATGCTTTTCCTTACAAAATCAAAACTATCCCTACA